CTTGCACAGGCTCAATAAAGGACTTTTCAAATTGTGTATCATAATCAATATAGTCTTGCAATTCAAACTCTTTTGGTAATCTAGTGGGAAATGAAATCACCATATCTTTAAATGGGTTTGGCATTTTTAGATAGGTAAATTTCAACTTCTCACCCTCTTGTATGAACGGATACTTATTTGTTAGATTTAATTCTTTCAAATAGTGATTATATATTATGGCACCTTTTACATGAATTGGTGTACCTTTTTTATATAGTGTAACTGAATCTGAATATTCGGTCAAGCCATTTACACCTCTTGGAAAAGAAATTTCTTCAGGTGGTAATGTTTTAAACTCTTGCCGAAAAGTATCAATGAAATCTTGCACATCAGATTCTGTGCCAGTCATCATCAATTCAATCAACAATTTCATCTTCTCACGAATAGCTGATGGTGTTGAAGACTTAATCATTTCAAGACCCATCACTTTTAGTTTTGGTTCTTTGTATACAACACCCTCATTATTATATACATTGAGAATATATCTTTTCTTTGCAGTCCAGATTCCTTTGTCGGCAAGTGCTTCACGCTTCATTTGCATCCTTTGTGAATATGCGTGAACATAGTCTGCAAGTTCTTGATAACTCTCATCTATAAATGGTTGGATTTTTTCTTCACAAACTTTGTCCATAAAAGCAACAATAGATTTACTATCTTTCTTTTCAGGATAAATTTTATTGACCAACTCACCAAGCCGTAAATAAATTGAATCAGTATCGGATGCAATAACATAATCTGCTGTTGTCTTTAAAAGTTTATTCATAAACTGATTGATTTTATTTTCAATCCAACGAATAGACAATTGACCAGCAAGAGTAACTGCCAGTGCAACTCTTAAATCATAGAAACGAAAATACTGTGAACCCATGGCACCATAAGCGGAGTTCAATGAAACTTTTTTTGCAAGCTGAAGATTATTATATCTTGCAATTAAATTTTCTAATTCTTTTTTCTTAGTCTCATCATTTTCAGTTTGATAATCTTGTTGACATTTTATCATCAACTTCTTAAACTTTTTACGGTCTTCATACATCTCTTCAAGCATTTTAGGAACAAAACCTTGAATATCTGTTCTAAAAAATTGACCGTTTGGTGTCATTGTCACACCATTTAATTTACTTGTATCTACTTTTTTCTCCAACAACTTTTCAACATTCACACCATTTGAAAGAACCTCACGCATTTCTGGTGTATAATTTTCTGGTTCAATCAAAGTCTCTGGTGAAAGATTGTATTGCATCATCAGGTGTGGGTATAGACTGTTTAAGTCAAATGATGCAACCCAATCGTGTTTACCAACTTGAGGTTCTTTGACATATGCACCTTCAAATGCCTCAGTTTTTTGTTTGATTATTTTTGGTGGTACAACAATTTTCTTTTGATAAAGATAAGAATAGATTAGAGAATCCCACATACGAGTTTGTGCAAAAACATCTTCATAGTTTGTTTTTGTATCGTATGCAAGAGTAAGAGCCAACTCAATTAGTTTTAGTTTGTTTTCCAAATCAACGATCAACTCAACGTCTTTAATATTATACTCAATAAACTTTTGGAAATTGAGTCTGTATAGTTGATGTAGATTATCAAACTCGGAATAATCTAGTTTGCTTGTACCTAGTTCAACATTTGCGATGTTGTCAAGTCGGTATGACTCTTGTGATTTACCGCCTGGTGCATACCACTTGTAGAGCTCAATATAATCCAGACAAGCAACACCCAAAATATCATAGGCAATTTGTTTTTTTCCTTTAATTACTTTTTCTCGGTTATAAATTACCTCCCATGGAGAAAGTTTTTTCGTTTGATCTTCACCAAGAATCTTGTTGAAACGATTGTAGATATATGGAATATCAAAGAACTTAATATTCCAACCAGTCAAAATATCTGGACAATTTTCTTGCCAGTCATTTAGAAAAGTTTTGCACAGTGTGTATTCATCAACACACTTTATATATGTTACATTGTCATTGTTATTATTGAAATCGCCACAACCATAAACACACATATGTCCATTCAGATAACGAATAGCAATAGCCGTAATTGGCTCAGACGCAAGATATGGATCAGGGAATCCGTTTTCAGAACCAACCTCAATATCAATAATCGCAATAGAAATGTCATCCATTTTCCAATCAATCATACCTGGTTGATTATCAGCAATAAAAGCATACTCATAACTAGAATTACCAAATATTTTAAAGTTTTGAACATCTTCATAACGTTTTACAAATTCACGAGCGTCACGAATTGTTTCAAATCTTTTGGCTTCTAGATACTCACCATCTAGATTTTTCCAGTCTGTTTTTTTATTCACAGGTAAAAACAAAGTCGGAGAGTATTGTATTTTCATCTTAACTCTCCGACCTTCTTTCACACCACGATAAAGTACATTATTACCGTAGACAGAAACGCTTGTATAATATTTACTCATTTAAGTGAGGATGCGATTTGAATTCCTGATCCGAAAATTGTGTTGTATTGGTTTTGTAATTCTACAACAGGCGTTGTGATAGTTAGAATATCACTTTTATATACTGTGATGCCAGTTTTAAACTCTTCACTATACTCTAGAAAAGGTGAGAAAGCAATACCACCCTGGTCAGATGCAGATCTTGGTGGCACACTTACTACCTGAACTGGTTCTTTTATTTTGAAGATTTCTCTATCTTCTGTAACTTCACCAATCAATGTATGGTTAGTCTTAAATGTAATTAATTTAATTGGCATTATACTCTCACTTGCATAGTAGGCTCTAAAACTTCTATCGTAAGCCATCTTTTCGGAAATAGCATTTCACGACCCACAAAATCTTTCATGTCATAATTTGGATCATCAACAAGACCAACTAATTCTACCATGTCATCATAATCACGATAGAACAAATCGTATTTGTAAGCCTTTGGAAGTTTTTGTGAAATTGCGATTTTCTTTGCTAATTCTTGAATATTCATTCGTTTCTTTCTTTAAAGTCATAAAAAAAATCATTGTTATTTCTTGCAGAGTGTTTGTTGTATTTCTCTACTGAATATAACTTTGTTGCTATTTTGAAATCTGGTATCTTAAACTCTGGTACAGTCAAAGATGCATCATAGAATAATGTTTTGTTATTTGGTTGTGCCGCAAACTGTCCATTATCCAATTTGATAAAGTTGTAACTCTTGTGTTCTTCTACTGTTTCAGAAAATCCTGTGTTCAGATAACCAGGGTCGTTTTGGCAAAAATCTACGGTGAACATGTACTCACCAAAGTGCCATTTTCTGTCTTTGTCAAGAAACTTACATTTCAACATTCGCAAGTTATCTTTTTCAATGACAGTAATATTATAACTCAAAGCATCCCAAATTTGCAAGTAGTCCAAAGGCAAAGTTGCGTTTTTTAGATTATCTTGCCTTGATACAAATGCGTGTAGAGGTAGTTTATCATACAATGCACCGTAGTTAGGCAAAAGTGCTTCAATGCGAAATGCTTGACCTTTGATACATTTGATTGTCATCCATATGCATGGCTCTAATTCGCCAAAACCCTTTTCAAAGTCGTATAGAAATTCTTTTTTAACGAAACATTGAACTGGTGGTAAATTGTGAACTAAAAATGCCATTACTTTACAAGCTTACTGAAGTCTGGTGGTTGCCAGCCTTCTGGTTTTAAAACTTTACCATCTTCTCGTTTCAAAACCTTTTTAGTTTCTTTATCAATTTTTCGCAGATTACTCAATGCACCTTCATCCCAAATTCTACTACAATTCCATCCTCTTGATAACATATAACCAACAATGACCCACATCATATCAAAACAAGCATCGGCAGTTTCTACATCATCATTGGTCAATCTTGCTTGACAGAATTCTTGAAATTCTTCGTTGATTAATTTGTGGTAGAGTTTTGCTTGTTCTGCATTATCTTTAGAGATGGTTTGACCTGCAGCGTTCATAAAAACTTGAACGTCTGTAAACACTTTACTCATAGTTTATTTTCCTTTTAAACGGTCAATAATTTGTTGGATCTCCGCACGGATACCCTCACTTGTAGAAGGTATCCATGGGAGAATGTGTTGCAATAATTTAATTACTTCTTGTGGATTCACTTCTTGGCGTTTTCTTCAGCGGCCTTCTTTTGGACTGCTGCTGGAGCTTTTCGTTCTACTTTCTCAGGTTTTTTCACCGCAGGTTTAACATCAGACTTTGGTGCCTCTTTACACTCAATTTTGTTTGCATTTGTTTTCTTAGTGCAATCAACTTTTGGTGCGGCAGGACCTGCGGCATAAACTCCACCAATTAATGACAAAGAAATAATTGTTGATACTAATAGTTTCATATTATGCTCCAAAAATGTGAACTGCTTCGTTGTAATGTTTCACACGATCTTCAAGACCAATTGTGCCACCATTAATTCGTTTAGTCATACCAACAAAGTCACCTGCATCAGCAAAGGTGTTCAAATCATTTGCATACCAGAACCAACAAGCCGAATGAACTGCACCTCTTGGTGTCTCTAAGTATTCTGCGGCATCTTCTGCAGAAATTCCTGCGTATTCAGCGAAACGAGAATAGTTGTCTTTACCAGTAAGTTGAATTAAACCACGACCACGGTATCTCCAACCATCACCAGAAGATTCATCACCATTGCCCATACGATTGCGATATGCACGATTAGCAATCTTTTCTGGTTGACGGTGGTATTGTGTAACATCTACATCTTTAAAATGTTTAGGCCAGATACCAGCTAGTTTTTCACCAGCATAGTTTAAATTTTCAGTCAACGCACGATAACCACCAGATTCATGTGCGGTTTGTGCGACAAATGCAGCCACTCGGCCAACAGAAGTAATCTCAAATACTGGTAACATTTCATTTAATTCATTGAACCAAGTATCTACTCCGTATGCTGCATTTGGTATGATTTGGCCTAGCTTTGCGGCCGTAAAGTCAAACTCAAACGACATTGTTTTCTCCTATTTGTTGTGTTTCAATTTCACATTCTTTTAGAAAGTCTAAACCATCCTCACTTCTATATGTATGCCGGTAAAATACTCTACGGATACCAGCCTGGTGAATTAATTTAGCACAATCTAAACAAGGAGCGTGTGTAACAAACAAATCGGCATTTTCTGTTGAATTCGTTGATTTTGCCATTTTCATTAATAAATTTTGTTCTGCATGTAAAACTTCTGGTTTAGTTTTTAGAATATAATCACCATCTTGTGTCCAATCTTTTTCTTCACAATCGTTGTCCCAGCCAGCCGGTGTCCCATTCCATCCAAACGATATTATGTTACCTTCTTTCACTAAAATTGATCCAACTTTTAATCTTTTAGCATAAGACATTTCTGATACTTTTTTTGCAACATCCATATAAAAAGTATTATATCTTTTTTGCTTGAGTTTTTCCTTTTCTCCATCCATCATCAATTTTTTCTCCGCAAATAATTAATTTATTTTCAATATCATTTGTAATCCACATTTTTTTAGTTCTTATTATTTCTCCTCTTTTTACTTTTTCCCAATATTGTTGAATTATTTTTTTACAGTGACCGCTCTCACCGTTTATTTTACCTTGTATTTTACCTCCTAATGAAGCAACTTTTTTTCTTTCTTCTGAATTTCCAAAGGCACCTTTTTTTAGTTCTATTGTTGTTTTTCCACCTTTTTTACCAGCAGAAACTGTATCAACTAATTTTTGTATATTTTTCATGTGGCCATTTTCAGAATTTATTTTACCTTGTTTTTTACCTCCCATTGAAGAATTATAAGATTTTTCTTCAATACTTACCTCTCTACCATAGAACAATTCTAAACCAATTAAACTCCTTTGTTTTCTTTTTATTTGCGTTGAAATTCCACCTAACCGAGAATAAATTTTTCTAAACTCTTCAATATTGCCACTTAACATATAATAAGCACACAAATCTTCATGTTTATTATATTTTTCGTAAAGTTTTAAATGTGCTTCTGCATGTTCTTTTATTGTAAGTTCAATCAAATTAGATGGTTCATCAGTTCCACCCATATGTTTTGGTATAATGTGATGTTTATGTTTCATAAGAAAAATCTTCTATGAAACTATTTATAAAAGTTATTCATGCAGAAGCAGATAATTCCTGTTTCATTCTTCTTCAGTCTCAACAACTCTTTGTCTGCTCTTTTTCTTTTCTTTTGGTGGATTGATTGATCCAATGATGATGCCTTGAATCATTGTTTTTTTGAATTGTGAAGCTTTTTCTGATGGCATAAACGCCATCATGCGCTTCACTTCTTTTGGAAGACGGAAGTTTTTGTCTTGTTTTAACATGATATATCCTTTTCAAAAGTGGGGTCAGAAGACCCCACAGTGTTATGCAGCTTTTACTTCTTGAAGCAATTGAGGTTTGAACTCTTTGAGATCGTTACCGATTTCAACTTTGCGAGGTTTCTTGTGTTCAGGAATAACATTCTCAAGACCAATTCTGAGAATACCATCTTTGAACTCAGCACCTTTTACTTCAATTGTATCTGCTACGGTTAAGGTTTTTGTGAATGAGCGAGTGCCAATACCTTTGTGTAGATATTGTACATTCGTTTCTTTTTCTTCCTTCTCACCTTTTACAGTCAATGTACCATCTTCAACTGTAATATCAATTTCACTCTTTGAGAAGCCTGCAACGGCCAACTCAACAACATAACGAGAGTCATCAAGTTTAATAATATTGTGTGGTGGAAAAGATGTTGTAACTTTTTGCACATCAGTTGCAAGAAGTCTTTCTACATCATCAAAGAAACGCTCAAAACCTAAAGTTTGATGGGCAAGAGGCCCAAAAGAAATACGACCAAGTGTCATAGTTTTTCTCCTTATTAAGCGAGTTAAAAAAATACCGACCCATAAGGCATCGGTGAGAGGAATATTTTACTAGTTTAACCTCCTGATACTAGCTTCACGGTCCTAAGGCGAAGTCTTTTTTGGCACAATGTCAAATGCTTCACGATTGGCCAAATATGTTCTAGGTGGTTCATGATATGTATATACACGAATAAAATTTACATCACCATTTGTCATTTGAACATCATCATAACTCTTAGTGTAAACTTCTTCTTTGCTATATTTATTCTTTAGATAAACAATCTTT